TGATGGAGGCAGGAGAGTATACAGGTAACATAGTAGCGTTACCTAACAACAGAGTACGAGTAACACATCCTGCATGGTTTGAGACAGGAGAGGGAGCGCCAGACTTTAAGCCTAACCAAAGGGTGTTCCATTCAAAACAAGAGACTGAGTACGTTTGGGATACTCAAAGAGTCTTTAATAACTTATATGCTAAGGGGAAATAAAATGGCAGTAAAAAAGAAACCAATGAAGAAAAAAGGCATGGCACGAGGTGGTGCGATGAAAAAGAAAGGCATGGCTCGTGGAGGAGCTATGAAGAAAAAGGGAATGGCACGAGGTGGTGCTATGAAGAAGAAGGGTATGGCTAGAGGTGGCGCAAAGATGCCAATGACTAAAGACCCAAAGACAGGCAAGATGATTCCTGCTTTTGCAATGGATGGCAAAGGTAAGATGAACAAAGGCGGCATGATGAAGAAGAAGGGCATGGCTAAAGGCGGCATGAAGAAGAAGGGTTATGCAATGGGTGGCATGACTGTTCCTCAACTCAGAGCTGCAGCAAAAGCCAAGGGCTATAAGATAATGAAGGGCTAGTAGTATGGCTACTGCACAAAATAAAGCTAAAGTCAAAAAGGTAATTAAGGGGCTGAAGAAGGCTTCTAAGTTACACGCAGGACAAGCTAAATCATTATCATCTCTATCAGGCTTTGCCAAAGGGGGTAGCACTGTCAATAAGGCAGGGAACTATACCAAGCCTACTATGCGAAAGAGTTTATTCAACAGCATAAAGGCAGGGGGCAAAGGTGGTAAGCCAGGTCAGTGGAGTGCTAGAAAGGCGCAGATGTTAGCCAAGCAGTACAAAGCCAAAGGTGGTGGCTATCGCTAAAGACCCTAAGCTTGGCACTGGCAAAAAGCCTAAAGGTTCAGGACGCAGACTTTATACAGATGAAAATCCAAAAGATACCGTCCGTATAAAGTATGCGACTCCTGCAGACGCACGAGCTACGGCTCGAAAGGTAAAGAAGATAAATAAACCCTACGCTCGTAAGATACAAATACTTACAGTGATGGAACAAAGAAGTAAATACGGAGGCAAGCCCCAACAAGCAGGAATAGCTAAGAGGGCGAAGCAACAACTAAAGGCAAAACATGGCACTCGCAAAAAGTCAACGTAGTCTTAAATCATGGTCAAAGCAAAAGTGGAGAACAAAGAGTGGTAAGCCCAGTAGCAAAACTGGAGAACGCTATCTTCCAGAGGCTGCAATCAAGGCTCTATCACCCTCAGAGTACGCAGCGACAACTAGAGCTAAAAGAAAAGGCACAAAGGCAGGGAAGCAATTCGTCAAACAACCAAAAGGCATCGCAAAGAAAACACGAGCATATAGGAAAGTAAAGTAATGATAGTAAAAGCATGGTTCATAGTAGCAGTAATGTCTGGAGTATATACAGACGGAACAAAAGATATATTTATATTTCAACATCCTGTTGATCATGGACACTTTCATAATGCACATATGTGTCAAAAGTTTATAGGAGAACATCCTTTTAAACTCGCTAAGGCATTAATTAGCCAATATGGTAGCAGACCACCAGAGCAGATTATGTGTGTACCTGAAGAAACAGTCCAGATGTTTATGGAGCAGGGTGGTAAACGAGGAGAGCCTACCTAGTGTTGTACGAACCTACCTGTGAAATTTGTGGCAGTCACATTGAAGACGATAGATGTGAGGTGTGTGAACATACAGGTGATAATGGTGCTTGGGTAGAAGAAGTTATAAAGGAAAAAGATGACAAAAGTTCTGAATGAAAAGCAACAAAAGTTTATGGCTGTCCTTTTTGATGAGGCAGGGGGCGATGTTACATTAGCTAAGAAGTTAGCAGGGTACGCTGACAATACTGCTACAAGTCATGTCATCAAAGGACTAAAGGATGAAATAGCTGATGCAACAAAAGAGTATATGGCTCGTGTTGCACCAAGAGCAGCTGTAGCGATGGGTAATGCTCTTGTCGATCCTACAGAGTTAGGTATCCGTGATAAGATGACAGCAGCAAAGGATTTACTAGATAGAGCAGGATATATAAAGACAGAAAAAGTAAATGTAGAATCTTCTGGTGGATTGTTTGTACTTCCTGCTAAAGAAGGAAAAAATGAATAGTATAGACTTAGGGTTTTGGATATTACCTAAGCCAGATATAGAAACAAAGAACTGGAGTAGAATACCTAAGATATCACGAACAGTTCCTTTTGGCTACGAGATAGACCCTGAAGACTCTGACTTCTTGTTGCCAGTTGTAGAAGAGTTAGAAGCACTAGATCAAGCTAAAAAGCACCTTAGGCAATACAGTTACAGAGAAGTAGCAAACTGGCTAACAAAAGAAACAGGACGTTATATATCACACGTAGGACTAAAGAAAAGAATACAAGTTGAACGAAAACGTAAAAAATCAGCTACGATTAAAAGGCAGCTTACCAGAAGGCTCGAAAAGACGCTCAAAGAGATTGAGAAAATCGAAACTCAAAGCACCGGAAGTTATGCCTCAGAAGGAACACCTGCCTGAGATAAACATTCAGGTAGAAGAACAAGAGGTTCAAGAACAAGATGTATTGTTCAAACCAAACGAAGGACCTCAGACAGATTTCTTAGCATCCTCAGAACGTGAGGTGTTATATGGTGGAGCAGCAGGAGGTGGTAAATCGTTTGCCATGTTAGCTGACCCACTTAGAGGACTAAACAATCCTAACTTTAGTGGACTGTTAGTTCGACACACGACTGAAGAGCTAAGGGAACTGATACAGAAGTCTCAGGAGTTGTATCCAAAAGCAATTCCAGGGATTAAGTGGTCAGAACGAAAGTCACAGTGGGTGAGTCCTAAGGGGGGCAGACTGTGGATGTCCTATCTAGATCGTGACCTAGACGTAATGCGATATCAAGGTCAGGCATTTAACTGGATAGGCTTTGACGAACTTACGCAATGGTCAACACCTTACGCTTGGGACTATATGCGTTCACGACTTAGAAGTGCAGATCAATCGTTAGGACTGTACATGAGGGCAACGACAAACCCTGGAGGGGCAGGACATCAGTGGGTTAAGAAGATGTTTGTAGATCCCTCACCTCCTAACAGTTCTTTTTGGGCAACGGAGTTAGAGTCAGGTAATGTTATTACATTTCCACATGGTCATAGCAGAGAAGGTGAACCCTTATTTAGAAGACGTTTCATACCTGCTAATTTGTTTGATAACCCTTATCTAGCTGAGTCAGGTGACTACGAGGCAATGCTACTATCTTTGCCAGAGCATCAGAGGAAGCAACTATTAGAAGGTAATTGGGATGTAGCTGAAGGTGCAGCGTTTCCTGAGTTTGATAGGACGAAGCATGTAGTAGATCCTTTCAAGATACCCTCTAGTTGGAGAAAGTTTAGAGCGTGTGACTATGGTTATGGAAGTTACTCTGCTGTAGTATGGTTAGCCGTATCACCTGCTGAACAGCTTGTTGTATACAGAGAGCTACAGGTGTCAAAAGTATTAGCCGTAGATTTGGCTGACAGGATACTAGAGCTAGAAGCTGACGATGGTACGATACAGTATGGAGTTTTAGATAGTTCGCTGTGGCACAAAAGGGGCGACACTGGTCCTAGTCTAGCAGAGCAGATGATAGTAAGAGGTTGTAAGTGGCGACCATCAGATAGAAGTAGAGGAAGTAGAGTTGCAGGAAAAAACGAATTACACAGAAGACTCCAAGTTGATGAACATACCGAAGAACCTCGTCTTGTTATTTTTAACAACTGCACACAGCTTATATCTCAACTCCCTAGTCTACCCTTGGATAAGAAAAACTCCGAAGATGTAGATACAAATAGTATGGATCACATGTATGATGCTTTGCGTTATGGTGTGATGACACGACCTAGAAGTTCTATATGGGACTATAACCCTGTAAATCAGCGAACAGGTTTTCAAATCGCTGATCCTAACTTTGGATATTAGATATGGCAGAAGATAACGAAATACCCTTTGACACAGCAGAGGTAACAGCTATGCAGGACGATGACCCTGCAATACTATCAGAAGGTGATGTGGTAAGTTTTGTGCAAAACCGGTTCAAACGAGCAGAAGATGTAAGGCAACAAGACGAACAACGATGGCTCAAAGCGTACAGAAACTACAGAGGACTATATGGTCCTGATGTGCAGTTTACCGAAACAGAAAAGTCTAGGGTATTTGTAAAGGTAACAAAAACAAAAACATTAGCAGCGTACGGTCAAATAATTGACGTTTTGTTTGGTAATTCAAATTTTCCTTTGACAGTTAACCCAACGATGTTACCTGATGGTGTAGCAGAGTCGGTGCATATAAATATAGACCCTAACGCAGAAAAAGGTCAGGATCAATTAAGACAGGCTTTTGAAGATAAACCTTCAGAGCCTTTTTTATTTACACCAGATGGTAAGTTACAGCCAGGTGAAACAATTCAAGACTTACAGAATAGACTAGGTGGTATTAAAAATAACTTAGGACCTGTAACAGAAAAACTTATAGAGGGTGATGGTAAGACAGCACAATCAGTAACATTTCATCCGGCAATGATTGCAGCAAAGAAGATGGAAAAGAAGATACACGACCAGTTAGAGGAGTCAGGCGCAAACAAGCAGTTACGTAACACAGCTTTTGAGATGGCTCTGTTTGGTACAGGCATAATGAAAGGACCTTTTGCCTTAGACAAAGAGTATCCTAACTGGAACGAAGATGGAGAGTACAACCCTACCATAAAGACTGTGCCATCCACAGAGCATGTTTCTATATGGAACTTCTATCCTGATCCAGATGCCTATAACATGGATGAGGCAGAATATTGTGTGCAAAGACACAAACTTTCTAAAACACAAATGCGTAATCTAAAGAACAGACCATACTTTAGAGAAGAGTCTATAGAAGATTGTCTAGACATGGGGCCGCAATACGATAAAAAGTATTGGGAAGATGATATGAAGGACTACGCTATAGAGAATTACTCAGAGCGTTATGAAGTGTTAGAGTTCTGGGGATACGTAGATGCCGATATACTAGAAGATAATGGTGTAGAGATACCTGAAGAACTAGGTGATATAGAGCAGATTAACTGTAATATATGGGTGTGTCAAGGTCATGTATTGCGAATGGTACTAAACCCATTTAAGCCGGTGCGTATACCTTACTACGCTGTGCCTTACGAGCATAACCCATACAGCTTCTTTGGTGTAGGTATCGCAGAAAACATGGATGATACACAGACTCTGATGAACGGCTTTATGCGTATGGCTATCGACAATGCTGCATTGAGTGGCAACCTCATTATGGAAGTAGACGAAACTAATCTAGTGCCAGGTCAAGACCTTTCTGTATATCCTGGAAAAATATTTAGACGACAAGGCGGCGCACCAGGTCAAGCTATTTTTGGTACAAAGTTTCCAAATGTAGCGGCAGAAAATATGCAACTATTTGATAAGTCCAGAGTGCTTGCAGATGAGAGTACAGGCTTTCCGTCCTTTGCTCATGGACAGACAGGTATACAAGGTGTAGGACGTACAGCATCAGGTATATCTATGCTGATGTCTGCAGCTAACGGTTCTATACGTAATGTTGTAAAGAACGTGGATGATTACCTACTAGCACCTATTGGTAAAGCGTTCTTTAGCTTTAACATGCAGTTTGACTACGACCCTGACATCAAGGGCGACCTAGAAGTAAAAGCTCAGGGTACAGAAAGTCTGATGGCAAACGAAGTACGTAGCCAGAGACTTATGCAGTTCCTACAAGTTGCATCTAATCCTGCACTAGCACCGTTTGCTAAGATGGATTATATAATTAGAGAGATTGCAAAAGCTATGGATCTTGATCCAAACAAGGTAACAAATAGCTTGCAAGACGCTGCGATACAGGCTGAAATATTTAAGATGTTTCAACAACAACAACCTGCACCACAGCAACCACAAGCCCCACAGCCACCTGAAGGAGAAGGGCAACCTGCACCGGCAGGAGCAGACGCTCAAGATACTACAGGAGCAGGGGGAGGACAAATAGGTACAGGTACAGCACCTGCGCCAGGCGAAGAAGGATTTACAGGTAATGTCTAAGATTAAAGAGTTAACGAATAACAAAGAACTATGGGAAGCTTTTGTAGATGAGCTACAGAGATCCATTATTAACTATCAACGAACTATGGAGCAGACAGAAAAGCCGTCTGACATCTACAGACTGCAAGGTGCTATCTCTGCCCTTAGACGCATGATGCAACTGCGAGATATGATGAACAATGGAAAGAATTGACGAGGACGTAAAAGAACTTGCTAAGAGTATATCTGCAGGGGCGATTGCTCCTGTTGATACTCCAGTAGAAGAACCTAAAGAAGATGAAGATCCTAGTTTAACTCGACAAGCGTTAGGCTTTGTTCCTGGCGTTGGCACAGCTTTAGACGTAGCTGATGTAGCGAAAGATGTAGAGCGAGGCGATTATGTCGGAGCAGGTATAGGTGCTGCTGTTACGGCTCTTGGGTTAATTCCAGGTGCAGGTAGATTAGCCGGTAACGCTTTAAAAGCTGCAACCAAAGCGTTTAGAAAAACTGACGCTAGTGATGCACAAAAGTTAATAGACGATCCTAAGTTGTTAGAGGAATGGAAAGCTAAACAAAGCCCTGCTCCACAGAAAAATTTACCAGTGACAGAAAAAGCTGCAGAAGATCTGAAGCAAGGAAAGATAACGTCAAAAAAATTCAGAGAGACAGTTAAAAAAGAGTTACCCATAACTTCTATATATACTCAAGATACATTTCCTGATATGCCTACAGTAACTGATATAGCAGGAGCGTTAGGAAGAAAAGCCTCTAAAGGTGTGGTAGGTGTAAAAGGTTTTGATATACCTCAAGGTACAACTGTAGGTGCTAGATTAGATATTCCTGCTTATGATAGATACAATAAATGGGTTGTTTCTATACACGATGGTGATGAAGACCTAGGATCAGTAATA